CTCCCCAAAATGGATCTTATAAATACCATCTAATTCACCCTCAGAATGCTCCAATACAGGAACATCCTTAGACTGCACTTGGAGTGTTGAATAATCCTGGGGTAATTCCCAAGGATTAGCAAATTCCAAATTTTCTGCTCCTCGAATAAAACACAAAATCTGTACCGTAGACGTATCTACTGGTGCAGTTAGCGTATTGAGGACTCGCAGAGTGAACATACCATTAGTAGTTGGATAGTTCAAATCAATGGGCCAAACAGACCCACTATTGGGAAAAATGTAATTTTGCGGATTATTTGATAACCGCGTTACACTAGCCCAAGCAGCAGCTTGTGAATATGGAACACGAATCTCCACATCAGTATCACTAGAAATATCTATGATCTGAGAGTAGGTCTTAGCAGAAGGATCTGCTGTACCATTGAGATTATTCGTATTATCTCCAGCTGGATCAAAGGAAAACAAAAGTCGACCTTTGTGGTATTGTGAACAAATAATGCGAAATCGCAAAATCACATCACCTCTCCAGTGAGAAAATAACTGAGAAACATGCGCCATTGGAGTCAGTTGTACCCGATTATAATTTCGGGTAGACGTGACGGCTTGATATCTCCACATACATGGAGTAATGGCTCCTTCCAGCAATATGTTATTAACAGTATTTGCTGTAGTCCAAGTAGTAGCCTGAATGAAACTCTCCCGTTGTACAATATGTGCTATGCGGAGGGTATCATCTGCCTGATCACCACAAATTGTAGGATCTATAGACAATTCAGTCTTTGGATCTAAAGTAAGCTTATCCACAGGATAACCTACTTCTGAAGTAGCCAAATTAGGCACTGGCATAGGAGCATATGGTGCTACATTGGAAATCACTGGTGTATTAGTGAATCCAAAGAGACTAGCTATCTTGCCAAAAGCTCGCAATCCATAACTGGATGCAAGCGCAAACGGAGCTATAGCAGGAATAGTCGCCAACCGTGTGGCAGCATTTGCCATTGCATGAGCTGGTTGACTAATTGGTCCAGTACCATACTCATCACGAGATTGCAGAGAAAGAGAACATGTGGTAGCCGAAAGCTCCACGTCTTCCATCCATGCATATACCGCAATGGTGGCTGAACTAGTGGTCGCACCATTTGCAGAACGCAAAGGTGTATATTGGATAAAATCCATTCGACCCATCTCCTGTACATGAGATCCAGTATTCAATTCCAACCAATTCTTTTGATAAAGAAATGGTAACTTCATTTCACCACCCGCACTCATATGAGGTAGGATGGTTACATGATTACGTTGCGAATATGGAACCATCATAGCTTCCGAAGCTATATTTTCAATTGTCAAAGGACATGAAGCATAAAGTGGTTGATAGAACATAGAAGCAAAACCATAAAGAAATGGTGATGCGTTGACTACAACCTTTAGCTTGATGTTACCCCGAATAAATCCAAAATTATGTAATTTATTCTTAATCACGTCGGTATTCAAAAAATCCGACCATGGATAAAACGAGGTTATGACAAAAGCAGAATCTGATTGTGCCCAAGTCCGGGTAAAAATTTTCACCGGACGAGAAAGAAACTTTGCAAGATCAACTGCCAACAATCCGTCCATCTTCACGATAGGAGCGGAAATATCGGAGTATTCCTGCTGAGTTTCATCCAGAAATGTCATCTGTTGCTGTTTTGTTTCAGTTTGATTTTCTGTATTCTCCATAACAGGAGTTGCAATATCCTCAGATTGGATTCGCCAACAACATGACACACTGGTCTGTGGAACTTGTTCGGCCTTATCCGATTTAGTCCCTAATTGCCCCCAAAACTCTGAGGGCTGAGATGGCATAACGCTGTCATATGCGGGTGAATACTCACCAACTGATGTAAAATGTGTATATGAATTTGATGGATAAACATACAATACGTAAAGAAATCCTACTCTACTACGCAAGGAAACATTCAGTCGGGCCATAACCTACAACCCTTTCCTAAAAAGGAAGCTTTGGGGGAACGCCCCTAGGTGATGTTCAATACTAGTCCACTCTTTCCAAAAACATGAATGTATGAAATATACATGGAACAGTAACTACTAGTAAGGCCCATTTAGTTTAACGACTTAAGGATTCGGTCGCAGCTCCCCTAATTAAAGCGGAGACGATTCTTTGACGCTTCTTCAAAACGCGTCTTGAGAATATCCCAAGTAGGGAAAGTACTCTCATCCTGCCAGAATTGGAGATTACACTCCAACATGATCTCTTGGCACATTATTCGTTTCCGTTCAAAAACAACCCGACCGTACCAAAAGTACTCACGAGTCACAGTTGACAGAACATCAATTGCCTGCTTCTCAATTGCATCAGTTTTCCCTGGAACACCCATGGTTAACATCTTTGCAATAGAAGACTCATCTAAAGGACAAACAAAAGCCTTGAGATCTTCATCCCACCTCCAAATGCGCTTCAGAAATCCCACCTCTTCAATCGAGATATAGGGAACTGATTCCGTCTCTTTATCTGCCATGGTATATTCAATACCAACATCAGCAAGACATTGAGAAATGGAAGTGTGATTGAACCACGGAATTGTTGCAGAGCAACCCATGGCATTATCATCGCCGTATGTCATCAAAGCCACATGATCCTTAAAATCAGCGGCATCTGAACGCTTAGGATGCAATTTAGCATACACATAGCGAATATACAAACTGTTGGCCAAACAGTTAACGATGACTGTCAGTGGATGGCCAGAAGGATTCGATCCTGACAACTCTACTAGATCTCCATTGAAATCCACTAGAGGAAAAGAAGTGTCGAAACCAATACCCC